CTAGAATTCTCATTCTAGTCCTCTTTCGAGGTAGGTTATCCAACCTATTGTGCGTGTCTATCCGGAGTTATCTACTACCGTAGGCGCTTCTTGCGTCGCCTGATAGGGCAATAACTGACTAATCGGCTGTTAACCGATACTAACTGGAGTTAGATCCCTGGCTCCGAAAGGAGCTTGAGATGTCTTATACCGGGCCTTACTACGATTATATCTCCGTCCAAAACGGTAGATTTATTCGTAAGATTCGTTATCGTTCTGTTGGAAAGGGACCTTTTCGAGATCCTCTTCCTTATAACGCTGCATGGTATCGCGGTGATAATCGTGATAACATGGCAGGGACCACAAGCCCTGTAACGAATTATGGGCAGCAACCCTACGCTTTGGCATGGAATGATAATCCGATTGACATCGGATCGGCATCTTATGCTAAGGCTTTTGATCGCTTTGCTTCTTCGGCGAAAGCTGGAGGCTCTGCTTCAATGGGTGTGACTATCGCTGAGGCACGTTCATCATTGGACATGATCTCAAACCGTGCGACGCAGCTTGTGGCTGCGGCCAACGCTATCCGGAAGGGCAACTTCGGTTCCCTGATGGATTCGTTGAATTTGAGTCGTTCTGATTCACGCGGACGGAGAGTATGGAGCAGGCGAAATCCTACTGCATCCTCATCTAGCCAACTATTGGAGTACGCTTTCGGGTGGGCCCCAATGGTTAATGACGTGAGAGCAGCCTGTAAGGTTCTCTCCTCAGACGTTGAACCTCTCCGTGTGAGAGCGTCTGGTTCAGAAAAGGTACGTTCTTTCTTAGGGAGTCAAGGTGACTTTCCGGAAAGTTACATACACTATGTCACTGATTACGAGCGTAAGCAAGTGATCGGTGCTGTAGTGATTGTTACCAATCCTAATCTGAGTCTAGCTAGCGATTTGGGTTTAACGAACCCAATTCAACTTGCCTGGCAAGTAATCCCTTACTCCTTTCTTGTTGACAACTTCTTTGGGGTTAGTCAATATCTAGGGCGGTATTCTGCTATGTTCGGTAGAGCATTGCAGGGGGGCTACCTATCCGGGAAGGTGGTTGTTTCATCCACCAGTGAACGGCGCGTTTTCGTGGGGTCTACGCTTTACGAGAGTAGCACGTTAACGGAGTCCGGTAATCAGTTCCAACGAACTCCAATTACTGAACTCCCGATACCATCTATTCTCCCAAGCTTCAAACTCCCCGTTAGCAACCTGTTAGGGCGCGCAGTCACAACGACTGCGTTGTTATTACAACGTCTGAAGTAGTCCTTTCATCTACCAAGACATTCTCCCCGAGGTTTATTATGCCACAAATGGCTAACATCACTGTGAAAGCTGCCGACGGTACAACCGATGTCATTTTCACTGCCCTATCCCCAGCTGGCCAAGACGGCACTCCTGCCGTCTGGCGTGTGGAGAATCCTCTGATCCCTCCGACTCAACGGATGCGGTTCGAGACCTCTTCGCGCTGGAACGGGCCCAAGGATGCGAGGAAGATCAACACCTTTCTGAACCTGCCCATCACGGTAAATACCGCGGTGGCTGGGGTCTACGGGGTTGTTGGTAACATTCAATTCCGCGATGGTCAGATGATCGCTCCCCAGTCGGCTGTCGACGCAAACCTGGCTCACGCCGCGGCTTGTTATGCGAACCTTCTGAAGTCGACGCTGATTCAGTCGGTGTTCACCACCGGCTATGCCCCTAACTAACTTGCTAGTCATACTAGCTTAAGGGGTCCATCACATGAATGACGTTCTTTCTCAGCAATTGGAAAGAATTGTCTTCGCGCAATGCGAAGACACGGACACTCCTCGTGCACTTACAGTGCATATGCTCGTGAGAGCAAGGGAGTATGGACAGCTCTTCGCTTTGAAGACTGATCCTAGGCATTACTTCTCTTCTGAATCATTCAAGAAAGATAATCAAGTGACGGAGTTTCTCCGAAAACTGAATATCAACGTGGATGGTATCAATAGGAAGAAAGTAGCTGAGGACGCATTTTTTGCGTCCGAAGCCCAGTGTAAGCGTAGTAATTTACGCTTGAGTCGATTTCTCCACGGAGGGCCTTTCGAGGTTCCTTCCGAGTTGAGGATTCTATCTTTCTTTGATAGAGTTCGAAAAATAATCGACAACGTGCTCGGCCCTCTCCCTCATGGGATTGAGCTTCGGCACGGCCCTGGTGCTACGTTCGATGACCGTGGCAAATTTTGCACGGTGCCAGACAAAATGTCATCACGTCCGACTGTTACTCCTGGAGCTCGCTGTCTCTTACCCCTTTGGGGCGAGACAGCTTGGGCTCGCGCCCTACTCCAAGAGTTTCCGACACACTCAGATCCTCGTGACGTCCGCGGGAACCGCTTTACAACGGTTCCTAAAGATGCTACGAAAGATCGTGGGATATGCATTGAGCCGTCCATCAACGTTTCGTTCCAACTTGCCGTAGGTTCTCTCCTTAAAAAGAGGCTTGCGGCTTATGGGATTGATCTTGTTGATGGGCAGTCTTTGCATAGGTCTTTAGCCATGGAGGCCTCCCGGACGGGAGACTCCGCAACTATCGACCTGTCGAATGCTAGCGACACTGTCAGCTACTTGCTTGTCAAGTTGCTCCTACCACCTAGGTGGTTTGATTTGCTCGACTCTCTCCGGTCTCAGCTTACTTTCCTTAATGGTAAGTGGGTTAGGTTAGAGAAGTTTTCCTCTATGGGAAACGGTTATACGTTCGAGCTTGAATCGCTAATCTTCTCTACGCTTGCTCATGCTTGCGCTGAAGAAATCGGTTCAAGTGAGGTCCCCGGTTCGGGGATTTACGTATACGGCGATGATATCATCGTCCCTACCGAGTTGGCTCCGACAGTACTTGCCTGTTTGAGATTCGTTGGTTTTACCCCGAATCCCCGTAAGACTTTCACTGAAGGTCCTTTTCGGGAGAGTTGTGGTGGTGACTTCTTCGATGGCAAACCCGTGAGGGCCCACTATTTGAAGGAAGATCCACATGAACCGCAACACTTCATCGCACTTGCGAATGGAATACGAAGACTGGCTTATGGCCACCTTTCGGATTCTCACCATTGGCGCTTTTATCGGCGTTCTTGGCTCAGGTGTTTGGATGCTCTACCAGCTAACATCCGAAGGCTACGAGGCCCGGTTTCGACCGGTGACCTCACCATCCACGACTCTGTGTGGACCTGTCACGTTAACCGAC